AAGCGCCCCGCGCGCGGAGAAAGACGTTGCAGCCCACGTAACATCTGAAAAATCTAAATAGGCTACGGTGCCACCCGAAGTAGGGTTAGTAGCAATAACCAGTGTCGCCCCCGCGGTTGTGTACCCCGCCCCGCTAGCCACTTCCCCAGAGGTTGTGTAGGCAGTAGTAGCCGCCCCCAAGGACGCATCGGAGGTGTACAAGGCTATTTTGAATACCTGTGCCGTGTCCGAGCTGAAGTCGAACTCCGCATTTAGGAGCCCCACTTTGAAATTCGTTGTCATGCTAGTTGTGATGGCCATGCGTTACCCCGGCTTCTGGTGCGGCGTGCCGCTGCGGTACATATCCTGCTTCATCTTACCATCAGCTAGGTTTTTGAGTAGCCCTACCGCCTGCACGAACATCTTCTCATACAGCGCAACGAGGTCTGGCTCGCCTTTCATAAACCGAATGGCCTCCACCAGCGCCCCATTCAGCAACGCCGAGTCAAACTGTTCCCCCAGCCATGTAGTGCTCGCAGTAACTAAGGACTCTGGGTAGTACCCGTAGTCTAGTTTGTAGGTGTAAGTAGCATCAGGAGTAGGTCCGACAATAAACTGGGTCGGGCCATAAAACCCATATTGCTTGGGTAACCCTGTGCTAGTGGGGGTTGGGTAGGCTTCCCGAATAAAATCAGGTTCCTTGCTGAGCAAGAAGCTGTAAGCCCCTGTGCCATCCACCACTGCCAAAGAGTAGACATACAGCAGGTCTGTAGGGAAGGTGACGTAGGGGTCAGAAATAGTGAACGCCGCACTGGCGGCTTTTCGCAGGGCAGGTAAGTACACAGTGGAGTATATTTTCTGCTCCGCTTGCTGTGTAAACATAGCGTACTGGTCGGCTGTAAAAGTAGTAGCACATATGTCAGCTATGTTTGTTGTAAGCTCCGTGTAGTTCACAGGCTACCCCTTACGCCATTGGCCCACGAGACATAGTGCCTTTAGTAGCACACCCGGTACCGCGCATCTTCATGCCAGAGGTCTTTGCCCCCGCGCCTTCTTTAGCCGGTAGGTTACCCACCGAGGCCATAACTTTAGTAGCCCCTTTAGTTACACCGTCGGCGCCATTTTTTACTTTGCTGATCTTCATACCTATCTCCTATGAGCCAGACGCGGTCACGCGCCCTATGTATACTCTCGATACTACCCCACGCACCATAACAATCTGGGCCCGGCTCTCCGGGTACCCTGCATAATCTGGCCGAGGGTTGCGTAGTCCTTGTGGGTCGTTTATCGGTACTTCCCCAATGTGTAGCTGCGGGTGGTCTGGGTTCCAGCAGGTGGGGCACGCTTGCACGTTAGTGTTCTTCCCCTTTACTACCAGCGCTTTGAGCTCACGTCGCTTGTAGACGAACCCACACACGTCGCACTCAGCTATCGCAATCTTGCCTGCCGCAAACTGATTAGCCACGACTAACCCCTCGAAGCTCTAGGAACCCATCGTAGGGGGCTCTTCTCACGATCTTCGCCGGCAGCTAAGTTAAACTGCTCCTCGTATGCCTCTTTCAGCATCTGTATCCGGGGCATAAGCTCTGGGACTTTCATAGCGATATAATATGCCAAACCCGCCGTTAGCGCCGGGAGAAACCTGAAACTTATGTCCGCGGTCTCTACACCGTTGCCGGCATCCTCTACCCTGCGCATGCGCCAGTATATCAACTGGTAATACGGAACTAGGGCTGTGCCTTGGTCGGGCACTGGCCACAAGGTGACCTGTGGAGCAGGTTGTAGGCGGGCGATCTTAAGCTGCAGCGGGCGCCCTTGTGTTAGCTTGTTGGGTATCGCTGCGTAGGTGGACACACTTACTCGAGAGGCAGTTATGTCTTGTTGTGTGCTTGCTGCGCCAGCGCCAGTACGTATGACGTGCTCAAGTAGATCAATCGTATCAGCAGGGAGGTCATAAGTTGCCGTCCCCTGCACGAGATTGACGTAACCTTCCTCGATCGTCCACATATTGATGCCGCGGTTCTGCCACTCAATAGTCATCAAGTTCATCGAGCGGCGGGCGGTACGCAGGTCGTATCCAGAACGCATCTCGCGGCCAGCACGTTCCCACGCCTCTTCCGCAATCTCGGTGAAATCTAAGTTGAATGTCGCTGTGCCTGAGGTGGCCATGTTATCTCATTGTGCCCTTAGTGTGGCCCTTAGTAGCGCAGCCATCGCCACGCACCCTGCCGCCTTTGGCGTACTTCATGCTCTTGTGCTCAGCTTTCTCGTGCTTGACCATGTCCTTTGGAGCACCTTTCTTTTCCATGAAATCAATTTCGCGCTTCATCATTTTCTTGGAGTCTTTCATGTTAGCACTTCCATGCCCGGAGGCTTTTGTTAATGCGGCTGTTGGGGTCGTTCGCTGTTTTAGCGCTTGTGTTCTTAGCTTTCGCCCCTGACATGCGACTACAAAACGACTTCTTCCGAGCCGCGTCTTTGTCAGTTTTGGGCTTAGGCGCAGGTGCTTTCAGTCCCGGTTTACCGGGGTTAGCTTTGTTGTAAGAAGCTCTGCCTTTGGCATTTAAGCCGCCGGCTTCTGCCTTGCCTTCTTTGCGTGTCCAAGCTGGTGACTTAGCCATAGGTTATCCATAGAACGCGATTGCAGAGACGCCTGCGGCGGTCGTTACATTCAAGGTAGTCGCAATAAGTACGCCCTCCCCCGGAATTAGGATATTCGCAGCACCCGCTACCGTCGCTGTATACGTGAACAACGTAGTAGTGTCGTCCTTGATAGCCACAGTGGCCCCGGCTGTAGTGGCACTGACTGAGAACCCCTTCAACCGAGTACGCCCCGCAAACACTGCAGTAGTGGCCCCTGCCGCGCAGGTAGCCCCTTTTACATCACCTTGCATCGACATAAGTTACTCCTGCGGGCGCGCGGGGGATTTGGGGCCGGGTTTGGCCTTCACCGCTTTCTTAGGCTTAGCTGTCTTGTACTTACGTAGCTGTCCCATACGTCACCTCGTTATACTGTAGAGAATGGAGTAGCTTCAGTACCAGTAGCAGCACCAAGGGTGGCCACATGCCATAGGTTAGTAGAAACATCCGTAAGCGTTACCATGCCACCTTTGATACCACCAGTAGTAGTGCCATTCAGGGTGATTGTGTTGTTGCCTGTCACAGTCTCAAAAATACTTGCTGAGGCATCCGTGTCATTTGCTACTACTGCAGCACCCGCTAGAGTACCACTCGAAGTAGCTGTAATAGTCGTGGAGGGGGTTGTTACTGTGGTAAGGATGAAAAATCTATACACCGCGCCAGAGCCTGTAGCCGCGGGTAGTGTTACCGCTTGGCCTGCTGCACGGTCTAAAGTAACCACTCGCCCAGCAGCAAGCTCGGCAGTAGCGGCGTAAGTAGCTGCAGTTACTGCAGTAGGGGTAGTAGACACCATTGCGCCTTCAAAACCATTGGTTGAAGCGACTGGGCCGGAAAAAGTTGTACGTGCCATCTTGGGACCTCACATGCGAGTTGATGTGCACCTGTCTGCATGTCGTCAGCCGGGGCTGTCAGGTACACCGGTTTGAGCCCGGTTAAAAAATGGGGGCCAAAGCCCCCAAATAACGTCTACCAAGGGAGATAAAACGTAGCTTGTACATTATAGGAGAGTCGTGGGGGAGTCAAGCATCAACAGGGTTGCCACACCCACCGTTTTTTACCACAGTCGTAGATTCGTTGGGCACCCATGAGGTAGGTCATTTCCGCTTCCCCCGTGACTGTGCCCCACATGAAGGGCACCCTTGGGCTGAGTAAAGGTGCTTAATGGGGGAAAGGGTAAACCCGCCATGTAGTTTACAAGTCACCTCTACCTTCTCTACCATCTTAACGTAGTGGGTATTCTCATATGTGTATTTCCCCCCATGCGCCCCTGCACACATAGCGACGAACGCTTCTGGGGTAAGCCTTTGGGATTTTGCTCTCTGCTTTGCCCCACATGCGGGGCACCCCGCACCATTTTTACGGAGTTGGGCAGCATACTGGGAAAAGACCCCGTGGGTAGGGCATATTACCCCTTCTATTGGTTTAAGGGCGGAGGTGTAGGTGGCATTCGTAAAGTCATACTTCTCTTTCACTTCTTGTGGGAAAGCAGCAACGACAGCTTCAAGGGTCTTGGCGCTCATTTTTAGGTACTCCCTAGGTGTATAGAGCTACCTATTATACATAGCTTTACCTGTAGGTCACTGCCTAGCATAAAAAAGGGCCCCGAAGGGCCCTCAGTAAACACGTAAGTGTTTGATTTTGCTTAAGAAGCGCCGGGGCTTCCGTAGATGCCCAAAGGATCAGAGACCCCGAAAGAATACCTCTCACGCGCCTTGTACCTAGAATTACCAGTATCAAAGTCGCCGTCCATGGAAGTAGTCAACGCGGCACGGTTGAAGTGCTTTAGACCATTTGGGATGTCCGTGGTTAAGAACCACGCATTGGTGTCTGTCAGGTAGTGGTTAATCGCATACCCTTCAGGAATTGCACCATTGCTCTTAATCGCGTTGATGTCGTTGTCAGCCGTGCTAACACGTAGCTCAGTTTCCAACAGGCGGGTAGCAACGAATTGCAGCGCAGGCGGGATAACCAATTTACGAGGTTTAGCAGCGATCAACAAGCCACGCTCGTCAGTCCAACCAGCGATCTGGATAACAGCAGCTTCCAAAGAAGTCTCATTAAGGTCAGATGCAGTTGTTGGGCGGTTGCTGTTTGTACCACCAGAGACCAGTGGGTGGTCTGTAGCGAACAGGACTTTGCTGTCACCGTAAGTGGTGCCAGAGAAGCCGCCATTGAGGATAGCTGCTGCTTTAACTTGCTTGGTGTACGCCATCGCGCGGGCCAGAGCCTTTGTGTAGCGTGCAGAAAGTGAGTCGTAAAGATTGTCCTCTATGGCTTCCTCGGTAATTGCAAAGCCCATTGCGATCGTCTCGTGAGTGTAACGTGCAGTCCATGCTTCTTGCGCATTCTGGTACGCAATCGCAGAACCTTCGTTCTTCACAGGAGCGGCACTAAAGCCGGACAGCTTGGTTTCTTCTTCAAAGGAACGGTCCGAGCTCTCAGTCTCGTAGATTTCCTTGTGCTCTTCGCCGTAACGAGCATACTCGAGACCGAACAAGGCATTAAGGCCCGGCAGGAGTTCTTTCAGTAGTTGTGCACGTGAAATAGCCATGATTCAGCTCTCCTTATAGACCTACGTTGTTAGTGTAGCGGTGGAAGCCCGAGTTAAAAGCCACCAACACATCAGGGAACGCATCACTCGCAGGAGATACGTGGGAAACAATGCGGAAGGCCCCAGCAGTGGTTTGCACTGTGGCATCTAGCGCACTTGTCGAATTCCCTGTAGCGGTGCTACCTGTGGTACCACTCTGTACCGCGGGGAACAGTGTGTTTGTACCGATGATCGTCTGTGCCCCAGAACCATCTAGCTGCACTTGGAACAACACAAAGGGGTCGTCCACAACGTAGGCTTTAATAGCGCCACCATTAGCAGTGGCAGCAGGGTAGTACTGACTAAAGATCACTTGGCCTTGGGCGTTTACATACTCACACCCAACAAATACACCTAGTGCACCAATAGAGCTACCACCAAGGTTATTGGTAGTGGCGTCGGCTCCAGTTGCTGTACAAAGAGCGACGTAGCCGTCTGCCCCCAGAATAACAACCTGTCCGTAGAAGAGGTTTGTAGCCTCCCCAGCAGGGTCAATCAGATACTGTGTGGTAGCGCCCGCGTAGGGCATACCATCAAGTCGCTTAACAGGACGTAGCCCGTATGGTGCGGCAGTTGTAGCCATAATAAACTCCTAAAATTTAATTGCCTGACCCGAAAGTAACCTTGGTTTTTCGATCATTGAAGATCGGCATACGGGGGTCACTCTCGCGCATTAAGTTATTGTCTACTGATGTCATCTGCGAATTAGCCAACTGGCCATAGTAATCATTTCGCTCTTCCACCAGCTCTACTGGAGCCTTACAAAGCATCAGGCCACCCATTACCACGTTTTCTGCAAAACGCTCGTTCTCAATGCTCACAAGCATGATCTCTGGGTGATCGGCCGCTTTACACGGGGTCCAGCCTTCTCTCAATTTAGAGGAGACATTAGTGGGGTCGGCTTGGCCCATAGTTGCTACACGAACCCAATGGAACGTATAACCATCTACAGGGTTAGGGCTAGGTAACGTCTCGGGGCGCGTCCAGTGTTGGGTGCGCTTACGGGTATTACGGTTCTCTAGCTCACGATCAAGTCTCTTGTCACTCATTTGACTGCCTCTCTAATTTTGCAACCTGTTTGGCGTATTGTTCATTGCTTATCCCCAGCTTGCGGGCGAGGCCCTGCTGCGTCTGAGATAATCGAATTTTTTTGGGTCCAGCACTACGGGTAGCGGGTGCTACTACGTTCCCCGGCTTACGTCGGAGAGGCTGTTCCTCTGAGGCATCCCCATCGTGCTCGAAAGCATCAGGGAAGGTCTTGCGCATGCTCGCATCTAAACGCGAGTAGTATTTGTCTGAGCGAGGGTCAATACCCTCAGCTACAAGTTCTTGGTGTGTACCAAGAGCAAAGGCGGTCATCACAGGTTTTTTAGGGTCTCCAAACCATACATTCTTGGAGGCCCAGTCTGTTACGCGCTCGTCTGTGACGGGTTGCGACTGTCGCGGCTGCTCTTTATGGGGTACTTGTACCGCACTAGCAGGTTTTTGTAAAGGGGTATTCCTAAAGCTATTCGCCCGCTCGGCCCGAATCTTGGCCGTAGTAAGGGCATCTTGGGCCTCAACTAGGGCGTCCGTATCCCCTGATTCATAGGCTTCTTTGTACATCCGCTTGGCGCTATCCACCTCAGACTGGGCAGCTTTCTTTGCCTGCTCAATCAATGCCCCACGGCTCTGGTCTACAGAACCTTTTAGGGTGTTGTTCTCCTCGGTGACTGCCCGTGCGTATTTCTCGAGCTCTTCACGCTCCCGCTCCGCCTTTTCCTTAGCCCGGCGCTCATCGTGGTAACCCTTGGTGAAATGCGAAATGCGCTTACGTACTTTCTCGGAGTACTCATTGAGTTCATCCTCGGAAACTTCCTCAGGGGGTGCCGACGGCTTTCTACCACGGTCTGCCTTGGGGGTGTCATCGTATACTTCGACTTCAAAATCGTCGTCATCGTCGTCTTTGGCAACGGGCTTCTTGGCAGCCACTTTCTTAGCAGCTTCCTCTTCCTCGGTGCCCTCGAGCTCTACATCTAGCTCGTCTTCTTTCTCCGCGGCCTCTTTATCGGGGTCCGGGAAATCAAACTTAACTTCTTGTCGTGGCATGTTATATGCTCCTTACGCGCGAGTTATCGCTTTAGGGTTGGGTACTACTGCCTCAATAGAATCATCATTCATGATTCTGTATTCTTGGTAGCCAATCTTGAATCGTGTGCCGGTGTTAGCCCGAAACATTACATAGTCCCCCGCTTTACACCATGGGCCAGAAGAGAACCGGTCAGCATCTTTGTAAGCCTGCTCGCCCATATCAATAACCAAACCAACTGTGGAGAGCACATACTCGTCGCGGATTGTCTTATCCGCTTTTAGGATGCCACTGGAAAAGCTATCCTCTACTGTAGGCAGTGCAACGAGCACCCGATACCCAACAGGAGTAGGAATCATTGCTTCCATCTCTTTGGCTTGCTTCTCTTCATCTAACACTTTCTTACGCCGTTTCTGCTCGAGAGCAGTCCCCGCGGGCATCACTAACTCGCTCGCTTGCTTAGTCATCGTCGTCGTCCGTATGTTGTTGCGCAAGGGCTCTTACTTCTCGCTGTGCAGTGGCTAGCCCTTGTATCACCCCACACATCTCCCTATAAAGCGGGAAATCCTTAGCTGCCCCAGTACACAGGGCGTTTTGGCTAGCACTGATAAGTTCCTGCAACCTACCATCGAGCACGTCAAAGACGGTTCTTGCCATGATTTACTCCTTACTCCCCGTAGCCGGGTTATTGGGGCCTTGCTGGCCGGCGCCTTTACCCAGTGTCAGCAGCGTTTTAGCCACGTCCACTTGGAGGCGTTTGTTTGCTTGCGTTGCATTAGATTCTATCTGCGCGCCAGCGGTTGCCGCCGACGTATCTGCCTTCTGTTTATCTAGCAGCAGCTTGCCCTTGGAGACCATGAGATCATCGGCGTCTCTCTTAGCCTTGCGCTGTACCTCCGCTTCTTTGATCTGCACTTCCTTCTGCTGGAGCTGCATTAGCGGGTCTTGGGCTTGTTTCTGGGCTTCCATCTGCGCAGCTTTCTGCTGGTTAGCTTGCGAAACTTGTCGGCCGGCGTCAGCTAGGAGCCTAGACAGCAACTGCTCGGACTGCTCATCGAGCTCTTCTTCTGGGTTAGGCAGCGCAACGCCCAGCTTCTCTTCCATCTGCTTGCGGTACAAGTACGCCATATGCTCCGCCATATGGGCCTGCAACGACCCCATAATCTGCTGTGCCATGGGGTTTTGCCCTACAGTCTGCATAATCTGTGGGTCTTGTAGGAACGCTGCGTGCGTCGCCATGTGGGCTTCGTGATCTTGGTATATGAACGCCTTCATCGGCTTGCCCACCAACGCGGCCATGTTCTCACTCACTGGGTCTGAAGGCTTTATGTCATCCTTAGTAGGCACGATACGGTCTGCATTCTTAATCCCAAGCACCTCGATCATCTGACGGTGGAGGTAGGCTAGGTCGTATATCTGCGGGGTGCCCTGCGCCATCTGCAACGCCGTTTGATACTGGACGATGCGCTGGGCCATGGTGCTGCTGTTAGGGTCACTTACTGGGATGACCTCCACCATAGCGTAGTCGGCTTGCCGGGCCCGCTGGGTGCCCCGCTCGGGGACGTATTTGTAGTCAGTCGGGGCGTAGTCAGCAATGATCTCCTTGAGTAACTTAAACTCGAGCTTCATCGCGTAATGTACCCGTGCCTGCACAGCCGCCATGGGCTTCAACGTACGCTCCAACAAGGCAAGCGTCGTCCCCACAGGGGCGTTAGCACTCATGTCGCTGATGTTCATATCACTAATAGCCCCTAATCTGCGGCCTTCTTCAGTGATTTTATCTAGCAAGAGCAGCAGGGTCTGGCTCGGTTCCTTGTAGGGTAGCGGCATTACATTGTCGCGTATTGACCCTGAGGGCACATCAACATCCCTCCATTCGCCCGGCGCGATCGGCGTATCGTCGCCTTTTACCCTCAAACCACGGGATTTTAAGCCTCCGGGGAGGTTAGACAGGGTCCCAGCGTCAACTAATTGACGTATGAGTGACGTGCCGGCGCGCGCGTAGCCCCCGATGATGTGGATGAGGCCCAACCCATAGAACCCGAAGCCCGGCACGTAGACGTAGTGCACGAAGTGGTTGCGCTTGAGCATCAGGGGGTCTTCTTCTGCCCAGTTACGGTAGATAGACAGCACTCCCCCAGAGGATTTGTCGAGTGTCACGATGTAAGGCTTGGCGATGTCAATATCGCCCTCTTCCTCATCTATGCCCTCGAGCACTAGCTCAGTATGTATCTCGTAGAGGTGGTACCGGTCGTCCTGAGTGAGGCTAAACCCACTCTCTTTAGCCTTTTTCTCCTCTATGTCGGTGTAAGAAGTCACCGGCTCACCGAGGTCCACGTCCCTATAGAACCCAGACCCCTGCATTTTAGCCATCTCGTTCTTAGTTTTGCGCATCAGGTGGGTTACGCGCTCTGCAAACTGGATATTAGAGGCTCCCCAAGGCACAATCACGTCTTCAGCAGACAAATACACCGCCGTCTGGCGCCCAATGAGGGGGTCAAAATACACCTTTTTGAACGCAGAACCTGCTAATCCGAGGCTATAAAGCATGCGCTCGTGCTCGGAGCGGTACTCCACCATGACTTCGGTGAGCTCGTAGTTCATATCTGCCTTCACGCGGGCCGCGGCTTCCTCTTTTTCCTTGTCTTCTTCCCCTAAAATCTTAGTACGCACGGGGCCAGCGGCGGGGAACGTCTCACTCATTGTCTCCGCTTGGAATCTTATGGCTGCTTCAGCCAGTACAGTAGAATACACCCCACAGGCGTCTTCCCAAGGCTCCGATCGCTCCTCATACCGGAACCCCAGTACCTCCATACCCTTAGCGAACGTATCCGCCCAGTCCTTGCGGCTCACCACGTCGGCGTCTACCAATGCCACGAGGTCAGAGCTCAGCACGTTGAGGGTGGTCTCCTCGAGGTACTCGGCTAAGTTAGCACCGAACGGCGCCGTTTCCACGCCATCGTCCTCGATCTCCCCGATCGTTATCTCCACGGAGCCATCTTCAAACTCCTCGGTAGAGGTAGGCAAATTGTCCATCTCGTCGTCCATCTCGAGGTCAATGTCGTCCATCGCTGGCATGCCCGCTTTTACTGGGTACATACTTTTCTCAATAGCCATTTTCTCAACCCTTCTTTTTTAGAGTAGCTGAATTTGTATTTACGTTATATGCGTAGTCTTTCTTCGACCGGCCTGACTTTTTAGAAGCCCGGTCTTTCGCCCGTTCACCGGCGGTCATGGAGTCCCGTTTTTTACCCTTCGCGGTTAACTCGCCAGATTTCTTTAGGCCACCACGCTTCTTTAGTATGTTCTTTGCTAGTGGCTCTGACCCAACCTGCGCTGCGAGTCTCTTCACTAGTGCATTTCTACCCGTATGTTTTGTAGTTTTCTGCATAGCTATGTCCTAGTAGTAGCCACCTTTGCGCCGGCCGAGGGTATGTTTGAAGTCTCCCACCTCGTCGTCGCTTGGTAGAGTAATGAGGCCGCCTTTTCGGAAGCGGGTTATGGCAATAGACACAGTATCTACGTAGTCGTCGTGGTCACCTGCAGGGAAACTTGCCACCTCGTCGATGACCTCGTCAGCCCATGCCCGGTTTGGGGCCCATATTACACCAGAAGCGAACACATCGGAAACAGCATGTAGCCGCACCTGCTTGTTATTCGGAGAGTTTGCAGTGCCTCGGCTGGGGGTAAACTCTTGCACCGGGATACCCATAGCGCGTAGCTCATATATAAGTGGCGCCCCGGAGGCTTTTTTCTCCACGATCATGCTGTCGGGCTTCCACTCGTTGTACTGCTCAATCACCCAGCGTTTCAGGTCTGGGAACTCGAGCCGGTCGCGCACCGCGTTGAGCATTATGATGTTAGCTTGCATCTCCCCGTCGGCATTAGGCAAGTAAAATATGCCCCACGTTGTACACGCCGAGTAGTCCGCACGGTTGTTAGCCTCGAACGCCGTATCCCACGCCATGAGTATGAAGTCACAGTCGGGCGGGTCCTCTTTCTCCCAGCACCGCCACCACTCCCTCTTTATTATAGCCGCGGAGTCTGAGGTGGGGTTCTGTTGATACTGCGCCATCCACTTGCTGTTTGGCAGCTCTTCCTTTAGTGCTAGGAGCTCCTCGAGAGGCCAAAACTCTGGCCACAGCGGGTTACCCGAGGGTAGCAACGCCGGAAACTCGATCACCTCCCACTGGTCTCCGCCCCGCGCGCCGGCCGCTTTTAGTACCTGCGCTGTTAAGTCCCGCTTACTCCATCTGGTTTGGACGATGATTATAGCCCCGCCGGGCTGGAGGCGCTGGCGGGGTCCTGAGGTGTACCACTCATAGACCTTGTCATAAATCTCAGGGTTAGTCTCTGCGGTAGCCGCCTCTTGCTCTGAATTGTGGGTAACCACATACCCTCGCCCGGCTAAAAACAACCCGTCTCCCCTCTCCACTGTTATACACTGGACATCCCCTACCCGGTTGGTCTCTTTAACTACTATAGAGCGGTGCTGTTTATCATGGGTAGTTTTTGTGCGATTGCGCTTGCGGGGCATCAAAGCACAGTCCTTCAGCTTGAAGGTAACCCGGTGCATCATGCAAGAGCCAAACTTACCACGGGTGTAATAAGAGCGGAGCTGGCACTTACGGCCTAAAGAGTGCAGCAGCTCGACTACCTGTACAACAAGCGCTTTGTCTTTGTTGTGGAAAGCGCACTGCCCTTGGGCTGTCACATTGCCGTCCGTATCCATAAGACCACATAGTAAGTCCATACGTTGGTGGAAGGACGCCACCATATACGCCTCGGGGATATGTTTATTATTCAGTAGGCCCCCTTCTATTAGCTGGGCCCGTAGTTTTTTAACCCCAAAAGAGAACTCGTCTGCTAGGGTTGTAACCTCATACCCCCTGCGCGTGAACTCCCCCTTCATAAATACTGCATCATCGGGGTGTGCAGTCATACGCCCTAGTGAGGAAGTGCCGTCCCCCAGCCACGCCCCAAGCACCCAAGGGTCTATTGGCAAATTTAGTACTGGGCCCTGAACAGCGGAATGCCGGGGTATCATGAACGCACTCGACCGGCTACGCAGGAGGTCCTCAGTGGGTACATCCCTATAGGGGTCCCCTACGCGAGTTGAAGTACGCACCCGCCACAAATGCTTAGCGTCCGCTAAGATGGTCTCATTATCGGAAGTAGTTACCTCATACAAGGGGCGGGTGCGGTATACCGGGGATTTGTGGGTCACCCTAGTAGGCTCCCCGTCAGGGCCATACACATAGTCTCCCACTTCCAACGTGTCTATAGTTTTCCACCCATCCCAAGTAGCTATCGGGGTTGATATTTCCAGCGCGTGGGGGTCATCTATAATAAGGACATCGGCCCCCTTTCCTGTAACTGCACCAGAAACGCCTATAGCATTATAATCGCCTCCCTTGTTAGTGTTCCACCGCCCGGCCGCCTTACTGTCCGCCTGCAGCCCCATACCCGGAAAAATGGCGTGGTACGCATCAGTATCCACGAGGTTACGGACTTTACGGCCGAAGCCCACCGCAAGCTCAGCGGTGTGGGAGGCTTGGATTACTTTTTTATGGGGGAACTTCCCAAGGAACCACGCCGGCAGCAGGTACGAGGCAAACTCACTCTTTGTATGCCGCGGGGGCATATTTATAATAAGCCGCTTACACTCCCCACTGGCCACCCGCTCGAACGCATGCGCCATCCTAGTGTGGTGCTTGCCCGCAATAAACGTAGGCCACATCTGCTTCACAAATTCTATGAAGTGCTTGCGCGCGAGGTCATGCTGTTTCAACTTCTCGAGGTGCTCGAGCTCTGCCAGCAACCGTTCCTTGTCCATATCACTGAGCATAGGCAGTATTGTGGGGATGTCTTTTAGCGAAATAGAGTTCAGTAACTCCGAGATGTCGGTGTCCGAGGGGTTACTCGAGGGGGGTTGCTTTGCTGCCATGTTACGGACGGTCAATGTATTCCACCTCGTCGGTATCCTCAATTATCTCGTCGTCGAGCCGCGCTGGAGGTTTTATGATGCCCAGCTCGTCATCTAGGGAGTCTGTTAGGGGGTTCACATCTATGATGTTGGCATTGAGCAACCGCTTGACCCGCTCCTTGATGGCATTCTCTAAGTCCGAGGGGTCCTTGTAAGTGACGGTGATCTCGCTGCGCTCGGTGAATAACCCAATATCGCTGTGCTTACCAAGCAACTCAAGGGCCTTGAGCTCGTACCGCGGGTCCCCGCAGTTGGCAATCTCCATCAGCTTATTCGTAATAGCCGCGCGTATCTGGGCAGCGTCCATGGCTAACTGGGAGCCATACTCGCGTAGGAACATTGCACTTGCTAAAGCTACACTAGGCGTTTTTAGCCCTTTTGTTTTGCGTTCGGTGACTAGTTCTTCTAAGAGTTTGCGCTGCGCTTCTTGCTCATCGGGGGTAATTTGCAACTGAGCACCCATGGCCTCCTGCAGTTCAGCAGTGTTGCCTGCCACTGCCATCTCCTCGAGAACGGACGCCGTCTTGTCTGGCGACATATCATAGGGCAGCGGGTGGTCCTGATCGGGGGTGATCTGTATTGAGGCCATATATGCAGTCGCAGGTAGTGAGTACCGAGGTGGACAGTGTACATATAGTAGTAGGCAGTAAGCAAGAGGAGGTTGGGACTCCTACCGGGGGGTGTTCTGTATAGAGAGGGGGTGGG